TTAGATGATCAAATTGTAAGTGGTGGACTGGGTGGTAACACCACAGACTATAAAGAAAAGAAAGTTTCCTATAGTGACATGGGAACAGGTATTGATTGTTATGGTGCTGCTGATGACACAATGACAGCAGATGGTAGAGCGTCATCTCTTACATATCCACACCCAGAAACATATAGTGGGTTGACTTTAACTCCGTATGATATTGATTTTGGTGGCACTAGTTCTGGATGTCCTACATGTGCTGGATGGATCACTACCAAACTACAATATAATAGAGATTGGACTTACACTGATGTAAGAAACTGGTTAAATAACAGTTGTGGTGCTCAATCTCCTGACAGATTTTACTATGGTGATAACATAACAGGATTCACATCGACAACAGCTGCATGGGAGGATATGTATTCCGTCCAGATGTATGGTCAAGGACCTGTTGTAATATGGGATGCTCCTACTGGTTCACCTACTGAACCAAAGAAACCTGAGATTAGAATCACAAACTCACCAAACTTAAAGTTTAGTGGTGGAGTTGAGATAAAATTCTCCTAATAAATACTAAAAAAGACTAGCGAAATGGCAGACAAATCATTCGGTGTAAAGGACCTGAATATAGTTGGAGCGAGTGGTGATCCAACTATAGAAAGTAATGGTGACCTAAATTTAAAAGCTGGTCAAGTTGCTATCCAGACTAACACCACAGTCACAGGAGTTGTTACCGCAACAGCGTTTGTAGGTAACGGTGCTGGATTAACTAACCTTCCAGGCGGAGGTAGTTATGGTAACTCTGATGTCGATACACACCTCAATACTGGTAGTGCTTCCTCTGGAGAGATTCTAAGTTGGAACGGAAGTGACTATGACTGGGTTGCAGATCAAACTGGAGGTGGCGGTGTACCAGCAAACCTTACTGCAACAACCTTAAACGTTTCTGGTATTACAACTGCTGGTAGTTTTGTTACTAACTTGATAGATGGATCTGGAACCAGTAGAGGATTCTGCACCAGATATTATATAACTTCAAACGGTGCTAGTGACTATCGTTTTGCTGGTCCTGGCCAAAGAAATAGTGTAGGAAATCCAACTCTCTACTTAATGAGAGGATTTACATATATGTTTGAGAACTCTACTGGTGGTTCACACCCATTCCGTATTCAGTTTACTAACACATCAACAGGTGTGGGAACATATGTCAGTGGATCTCAGACAGGAGTACAGATATTCACAATACCACATGATGCACCATCAAGTTACCAGTATCAATGCACCGCTCACGGTGGCATGATAGGCTCATTTATTATCCCTAGTTAAGATTATGCCATTAGCATTTGGAATTGGAAAGTCAAGGGGAGCTCAGTTTGATCCTCCAGTATTTTACTCGAATTTATTACAGTTCTACTGGCACTGGACTGATGGTAAGGACTTTGACCTCAGATGTGAGTTCATTCGCCCTACTCAATTAGCTGGTCAAATAGTAGGAACTGATAAACTACCTCAGATTGTAGATGGTGGTGGTTCAGTTACATATATGAAATGGGGTGGAGACAATACCCAAGACACAGAGGGGTATGAAGGCATATACATTGACATAGATGCAATCAAAACCGTGCCAGGCGGAGTTGCAAACAATGTAATAGAATTAGATTTCAGAGGTATGTGGTATGCAGAAGTTGGCACAAACCCAGTAGTAGTAAAAGCTTCTTCATATCAAGGTGGAAGCATGTCATTAGAAAGAGACACACCTAACGTGCCTGGATTCGGATTTGTTAATGTAGGATACGCTCAATCCTTTACGAATTACAAAGAAAGTATACCCAAAGTTGTTACAAGTGTTGACCGAGAAGGCACTGGTCAACGATTAGCTCGTGCCATCATTGACTTAAACACATATCAGATAACTTTTGAAGATTATTAGTAACAAATTATATAATTTTTTTCCGTATAAATACAGGCAGACTAAGTAGTGGGAAATCAACATGAAAAGATTTTTACCTATAATTATGCTTTTGATGGCGGCTCCCATGTCAGCGAGGGCCGATTTGATTCACAGATTGACTACGAGTACCCAACTCAGTGTGGACGGCGCAGCGACTCAGGCTACAAGAATTGGCTCAACTTATAGCGTAAGCGGTAACAATATCACCGCTGGTACTATGGGTGGACTCACCAAGTCAGCTGGAGATACAATTACAACTGCGGCGGCTAGTCAGACTCAAGGTTCTTACTCAGTTACTACTGCTGGCAGTGCCTTCAGCCTAACAGAATCATTTATTCTAGGCGATGCAGTAAATCCAATAGGAACTGGTGTTGACGTATCTGCTGGTATTGTTGCTGACATGCCTGCATATGGTAGTGTAGTAACTCAAAGTGGCGGCGTGGCAGGCAGTCTTGCTGGCACGATTACCTCAGCGGGCGTTATGACGCTAACAGCTGGAGGCGCAGGCACTAGTGCTACTGGCCAATTCGTTTCAGAAATTTCGATAGATTGAACATGACTAATGAAGAAACTTCTTGCGACATTTGTGGTTGCACTTGCCCTTGCGAATGTGAGGACTGCGAAGGCTGTGCCTGTGGTCCCTAATTTCCAACAGGGCAGCATGACATCTCGGACCGAAACGACTTCGACAGTGACCGAGACCATAAATTCAATCGATATGAGGACAGGATGGGAGTACAGCGTGACGGGCACAGGGGTTTCCAACAATGGAGAAGCCCTCAACCCACCAGTGAATACATCAACGGTGAATGTAACACCGAGCAGTTCAGCGGGTGCAAATGGAGGAGCAGTCGTAACAGGAACGGTAACAAGTTCGTTCGATTCCTTAGACTTCTCCAGCCCAAGCAGTTTTACAATAACAAATCCAGGCGGAGCTTTCCAATTTACACAGAGCTACCAAGGACCTGGCATGACCAATCAGACAATAATACAGAGAGTCACCACCATAGAAAGCGTGACCGACACAACTTCAACGTTTACGCAATAGGTACATTAGTACTATCAATTATCTCTCCGACGGCGGCATTAGCAGAGAATGTTGGAGGGGTATCAGCTACAGCAAATCCCATAGCTAACAGCTCGGGCAGTGTTACAAATCAAGCTATACAGGTGCTACAGGGACCGTATATAACTAATACTTACGGTGGTGGCGTGCAATGTCAAGGTGCTACTGTCAACTTCACACCCTACTTACAATTTGCGGACAGTAGAAAAGATCCGTGGAGAGACTTTGTAATGGAACCTCAGTATAATACTACTGACTTCACTGGTCGTACCACACAACAAACTGTTACCGTAAAGAACTATCCTTGGGAGTCATGGTATGACACAAGGACAAAAGCAGATGGAACTAGATGGTTCCCTGATGGTGAAGACATGGAGATAACAGTAGACGTAGATGGTCCAGACGGCATACCAGATAATCCTGGCCAAGTGGTCTGGGAGAAACCTGTTCGTACTGACATGACAGCAAACCAGTCATTGAATCTTGGTTTGTCTGCCACCCTATCCATACCATTGAATAGAAAACTACAAAAGCAATGTATGGAGGCAGCACAACTACAAAACAATATGCAGACTCAACTGATTGCTAACAAGAGATTAGATTTTGAACTAGCGAGACTGAAGAATTGTGGCGAATTGAAAAAGAGTGGCATATTTTTCCACCCCAAATCACCCTACTATTCAGTATGTGCTGATGTAGTAGTTACAAATCCTGGCGGTCAATTACTTCCTCACACACATGATATGCCTGCACCAAATTGGAAAGAAGAAAAGACAAGTAATGACGCAAATGTTCTAGGAACATTCTCTATCGGAGACACTAAAGATTAATGTTTAGACCGCCATACTGGTCTCATGATAATGTTCAACTCTCTGATAGTATAATAAACAAATTAAAATCCCGACTGTCAGAGATAGAATTGATTGACAATCATAAAAGTTCTTACTGGATCAATCAAGAGTATGAAGATCAGGCACCAGATAGATTTTTAAATGAAAGATACGATATTATTGTAGAAGATATCGTAAAGAGTGTAGGTGCTTTCAACAAAATGGCATACACATATACATTCTGGTCACAACTATATGATCAGGGTAATAATATAGGGGAACATAATCATATTCCCTCAGATATATCTTGGGTTCACTTCGTAGATGTGCCAGATCAAAAGTGCTTTCGTTTTACTGACACCAAAGGGAACACATTAGTTCCTGATGGTCAGAGTAGGGGTGATATAATTTGTTTCCCTTCATGGTTATGGCATGAAACCATACCAACTGATGAACAAAGGTTGATTATCTCTGGTAATATAACTTTTACTTACTAGACTTCTTTAAGTCCTTTATCATATTCTTTCTATCACCAAACCTTAGTTCTGGTAATCCTTTTTGTTTTCTATACTTATTAGTTCTTATCTCGGCTGCAGAGAGTTTACTCTCTTTCTTACCTAATGCTTTCTGAACTCTCTTGATAACCTGTTTGACTAAGGGTTTGACAACTCTCAGTAGTAGAGGTGTTGCAGCTGCCGCTGCAGTAGCCACTATTGCGATTGATGCTGTTGTACTTACCTGATTTGTACTTGGCAAAAATTTCTCAAGAGTTGTAGTAGGTTCATACAACGTCTCACATATTTTCTGTTTAGGATTATTTGGATCAGTTATCAACTGATGTCCAGTCACCCTCTCGTCTCCTGACGAAGTTACATCACCCACTCTAAGTTGATTAGGACCAGGGCACTCAGGATCTTTATAATCTTCTGGAGTATTTGGTCTACTAGTATTGGACTCTGGTGGTGGAGGTGGATCACCTGTATCGACACCACCTGTAACTTCCTCTGGTTCGCCGTATACTGTAGTCCATGTTAGTTCATTTGCCTGATAGTCAGGTGGTTCATAGTATGGCATACCACCATCACATAATACTACATTACCTTTAGGGTCATCATTGACCAAATTTTTATTTCTGGATGGATCTCTCTTAGCGTTTTCTTTATTTACCTTGACACATCCTGGCATATCTACGACAGGCACTCCTATATTGACAGTTACAGGTGGAGTGTAAGGAACTGCCTGTGGAGGGGTCGCCATCCAAGGTCTAGGAATATTTGCAATAGTAAGTGTGCCTGTGTCTATGGGTTGGATAAATCTCAATCCACTCCCATTAATAAAGATCTGTGGGATCTGATTATTTGGCATTAGGAATCACCAATTTCAATCCCTTAACTGGTCCAGATTGAGTAGGCCATGCTTCAATCAAAGCAGAACGAACTTCTTCTCTAACCACTTCTCTAATTTGTTGCAGTTGTACTTCCTGTCTCTTTGCAGGACCACCCATCTGTTGATCAATAAGTTGACCTCCACCTACCACTGCACCAGTTCCTACAACTGCTGCTGCGGTTCCATAGGTAGCCATTTTTTGTAAGTCCATTAGTGATATGGGGTATCATCATCTTTAGGTAAACCGAAGTCACCTAATGTATCTAGGAAAGCTCTACGTTGTGCCCATGTTTGTCCACTAGTAGAACCTTTACAGGGATTAATACACTCCTCGAAGTCTTGCACGTTACAAACTAACCCTGCAAGATCATGGGGACATCCCTGTTTACCAGTTGACCAATATAGTTGTCCATCTATCCATTTAGCTTCACACCTTGGGCATGTTCTGATATTCATAATCACTCACTATCACAATAAATGTACTGTTTTTCAAGCATTAGTTTATAGAAATTACTTTTTAAATCTCTTAAACGTTCTTGTTCATATGGGTCAGCATTGTTTCCAGGCCATTTTTCTAAATGGAAACACAATGATTGGTAGATTTGCTTTACAGACCTATATTCTAGGTCAAAAGCAAACCAAAGTTCTTGTTCTTGGTCCATCAAGGTTACTCCCCTTGCGTGACTATAAACAACTATTTAGTCTCAGTTGAGACTAAAATGGATTGATAGGCATATCTGGTCTTAATGAAGGTAATGGAGTAGAGTCACCACCTTTGTCTGGTGCATCTGCTGACATTCCGCCAAGAGCACCTCCGATTCCCCCTAATGCTCCACCACCAAGTCCAGCAGGGAGAACAGATTCCATTACTTTGCCTTTAACATCTTCGATGATTGCATCCTTATTAACATATAGATACCCAGCAGTACCCACGACGGCGATAGATACAACACCACTAGCAATAGCGATTCCATTTACGATTTTTTGAAACATAATTACATCTCATACTTTTTAGGATCAGTTTCGGTAGTTATTTTTAAAGGTGCTTGTTCGACACGGATGACTTGTGCTGGTGCAGTTTGTGATGCCGCAGCAATAAGTTTTTCCATATCTGCCTTAGTTACTCCACTGCCACCACCGTTAGCAGTACCGTTACCATTCATCTTCATAGTACCGTCACCTTTCTTAGATGCGGTCTGGATGCCAAAGCTCGCTAGCACGCCCGTAAAAACTGATGCTATAAATGTCGGATCAATTTTCTGTTGAGGAACGCCTGGAATGGCCACATAATTTAAAGTCAAAATTCCGCCGCTCCAAACCAACACGCCAAGACGAACAAATGTACTAATGATAGCAGCCTGCTCATCTTCATCGGGTAAGATTTTGTCTTTTATTTTTTCGAGAACGCCTTTCGGTTTCTCTTCTTCTTTCTTAGGGGAAGTTTTAACAGATTCTGGCATGGTAAAATATTATAACCTTATTATATATAAGGATACTTTGTCCTGATCTCTTCGACTTTCGCATCGTAGTCTGCCTGTGTTATCTCACCTCTTTGCACTTTGAAATACATTGGGTCTGTAACCTCACGGAACTCTTGTTCACGCATAAATTTATGGTAAGCATTCTGTTTTTCTTTATCTGTTGTGACTGCAGCTGCATCTACTAACGCTTGATCTATTTCAAACGGTGTAGTGTCACTGATATCTCTATC